GATTGAGTCATATTCGATCCCGAGTGCCTGCGTATGCTGAGGCTCGACGTAAGAGAATCGCAGAGACAGGACAGTTGACTGTGTTCCATGCTGGAACGTATCAGTCAAAGAGGAACCTCACGAAGATTTGTGCAGGGTTGGACAACTTGCACCCGTCACTGAGAAAGAAGTTCAAGTTCTTGAATTCGTCTCAGCAAGACGGGGTAGTGTCGTGTAGGCATGTAGACGTTGAGATGCGAAACGGGCAGTCCCGTGAGCAGTATCACAACAATCTGGCGGATGGGGACATTCTGGTTTGCATGACGGAATCAGAGACAACAGGCTTTGCTTACAACGAAGCTATTGCATCTGGCATGTTACCGATTGTTATTGATGCTCCGTGGATTCGGGAGAGAATGCCCGCAGGACATCCGTGGATCGTAACTGATATTGAGAAGCAACTGCCTGTGGCATTGAAATGGATTGCAGAGAATTGGGATAAGGTGCCGAAGCAGGTTGAAGCGTGCATGGAGCATATCAAAGGCTTCGATCTGGACCACCTGAGTCCTCGATGGGCAAAGTCTCTGCAAGCGATTGCACAGGACTTTCATACCGAAAGTTGGAAGAACTTGTCCACGATAATGGGCGTAAAGTATTTTCAACAGGCACTTGACAAAACCCGTGACAATCTGTTAGGATATGACGATCTGATCAAAACTGCCCAAGCATGTGCCGAGGCAGATGGAGTAACCCTTCGGAGCCTCACACCGTTTGCAATGAGACTTGTGCTACTTGCAAATGGATATGAGGATGCCGGAGGAAGAGTACCTGTTTTCCAGAGAGTAAGATGAGCGAAGGCAATAAGAATCTGTATTATCTTGGCATCTCAGGTTTGCAAAAGGCTGTTCGCCTTGGCAAGTTGAAGGGTGCAATCAAGTGCGGCTACGTTGCTTGGGCACAAGACCCACAGCAACTCTTTCGTCGTTTGTGGACCATCCTCTTTGAAGACTGTTGCGGTGATACGACGGCACTGCGTAAGTTCTTCGAGTACCGTGCGGGGTACAAGCGTTGGGAGGATGTCCGAACGCTCATTGAAGCATTGGTGAAGGCAGCCAAGTCTCAGGAGGCTGTCTACGTTTCTTGGTTGATGAAGAATGACCAAGAGTATGTAGACAAACTGCTTCGAGATAAGGGCTGGGAGCATCTTGCAAACCTTCGACTGCATTTCTTGTCGAAGGACACCTTGTTTGCATACGACGAGGCCAAGACGTATGTAGGTGACAAGGCATGGCTTGTTGATCTCGCTGACCGAGGTGCATCGTTCACACGAGAAGGATTCAACATTGCAGCCCCTTATGTAGTTTCTGAGCATTTCGATTACATGGAGTGGGAAGCACGGCAAGACGAATTTGCTGATGTTGAGTTCTTTGAAGATGTGCTACCCCTTGCCGCTCTCGACAAGCACACACGCATCGGCAAACTTGCATTGTCTGTTTTTGCGAAGAAGACATCCTGCCCGTATGATTCTGAGGACTTGGGCCGTATTGTTTTCCTTCGTGAAGGATGTCGGTGCCGTAACCTCACAGGTAATCGCAAGGCAATGGACTTGTGGCTCACTACGGATGGTGAGCTTGCCCGCAATTGGACTGCGGCAATGACTGAAGCTAAGCGTGATTGGTTTTTGGCACACAGGGTCAAGCTGAATGAAATTCGCATCTGGGCATTGGAAAAGACAATGACCGCAGATTGGCGAGAGTTCCTCAGCACGGCCTCCCAAACAGAAGTGTAAGAATGAACGTAGAAGTCATCTCTTTTGATGTCGGATGGACACTCTTTGATGAGGATGCTCGCCTTTGGAAGTGGGCAGAGTGGCTGTGTAATAAACTTCAGCATCGTCATCCGTTTGAGGTTGTAGAGTATTACAAAAGGCTCTGCACTGTCCCGAAAGAGGAACGTAAGTCAAACAGTCGAAGTTACGACACGATTCTTCACTTCACGAATAGTCCCGGTTTTGCTGCGGAGTGGCACAAAGAGTCTCCGTGGCATAAGTTTGACTTTGAGCCTTATCCGGGTGCAATTGATTGCGTGGCAACTCTTCGCAAGAAGGGTTTTCGTTTGATTGTGATTAGCAATCAAGGAGTTGAAACACGCGAGTATTTGAGGAAGTGGGGAATCCACGATTGCTTTGAGTGGATTGGTATTTCTAAGGAGCTTGGCGTAGAAAAGCCAGACCTTAGATTTTACAAGAAAGCGATCTTTGAGACGTTGGTTCCGCCTGATCAGATTCTTCATATCGGAGATAGGCCGGACCACGATACTGAACCTGCACGAGCCGTAGGCATGAGGACGTGCAGAATCCACACTGGACCGTACAAAGACATGCCGAATATCTCCGAACCTGACCTGTCGTTTGCATCAATGGAGGAGTTCAATGAGTTCATTCGATGTGGTAAGATTCTTCGGACCTCCCGAGTTGATGCGAAGTGAGGCCCATGAAAAAGCCACACGACTTGGACAAAGTGTTTTGGATCGAGGTGGCATTGGTGTCATCCTTCTTGCCGGTGGTGTCGGCACACGAGCCAAAGTAGCAACGTCGAAGGGATTGGTTGAATTTGGGCCGAACAATGAGACTTTGTTTGAGTTGTATGCTCGCAAGATTTATCGAACTTGCAAGAATACGACTTTGTTTGTAATGACGAACCCCTCCAACTACCAAGAGATCGTGCAAACGTTTGCACGCAATAAGAATTGGGGTCTTGAGTCGGTCTATTTCTTCATGCAGCAAGTAGAGCCTGCGTCTGACGGGGTGATTTACCCGAAAGGCTCAGGTAATGTTTTTGAGGCGTTTGATAGGGCCGGGTTTACCAACGTTCTGTCGATGAAGTCGATTGATTATCTGTCTTTGATGTTGATAGATAATCCGTTGGTAGAAATGCTTGATCCGACGTTTGTTGGATTGATGATGCAGGAGAGTAAGAACTACGGAGTGAAGATTGTAGAGTTGATTCCAGATGAACCTTGTGCAAGAGTGTTCTTGGAAAACTCGCGGGTGAGAACGGTTGACTACTATGACCCAGAGGCTCAGCAGAGACAAGGCATCTCGTTTGGTCTTACAGGCATGAGTATGTTCTCGGCTCACTTTATGCAAACGATTGCACCCACTCTCAGGCACAGACTTCCGAAACACAAGATTGTGAAGAATGGAGTTACGAGATTTGAGCAAAGCATCTTGGACCTCCCTGCGATGATGGACCCAGATGTTTTGTTTTTCATGGTGTTGAGAGAGCAGGAGTTTAGCCCCTTCAAGAATGAAACAGGTGATTTCTCATACGCCACTGCGAGGAAAGATTTCTTTCGCAAGTATGGGGAAGTGTTCAAAGAAGTGTTTTAGGAGTAAAAACTTGCGTGTACTCTATCTTCCCCATACCTCATCCCCCGGTTCTCTAGCCACTGACCATGCCTATGGCTGGGCAACGGGCTTTTTTCCGAAGTGGGCGGCTAAGAATCCGAATTTGCGAGTGTATTGGCCCGTGCCAAGAAACGCATTGACGGAGCAACGCAATGCCTTCTATAAGGTTGAGCCGTTCAAAGATCAGTTCAAGTTCATTGAAGTGGATATGTCACCGAGTCAGATCATTGAGCAGTGCATTCTCCCACCGGAGTTGCCTCGGCTTTTTGATATTGACGGCGGTGACTATTTCTTTGATGCTGTCTTTTGTGAGAAGCCTGTGATCATGGGTTCTCTCATGGGACAGGTTGGAATGAGTCAGACAAACTTTGATAGCAAAGTGGTGGTTTGTAACTTCCACTATGCGTTGGATGCAGACAAGCATCACTATGTTTCAAGGTATTCGGAAGCAGACTATTTCATCAATGCTGCTTTTGGTGATGCTTTCTTGTTTGGTTGTGGACCTGAATGTAACATTGACTCTCGTAGGCAGTTCATCGAGAAGTTGAGAGTGCTGGCTTCTGCCACAACTGTCAATCGAGTTTTGGCCAAGCCGATGTGGGTCAAGCCTTGTAGTGATGTTGAGGAAGTCAATAAGGTCTATGAGGAAGCAATAGCAGCGGGAGTCAAGAAGGGTGATGGCTTCCGGGTTCATTATGGCTTCAGCATCAACCTGAACTTCAACTATGATGCTATCATCACGATGATGAAGAAGCTCACGATGATGGACAAGGCTTTGAAGTTTGTCATCACGACTCCCAGCATGGCAGGACCATCCGCAAAGTTTGATTGGATGGAAGTCAATGTGAAGTGCCCTCGTAGGGAGTTCTGGCAACATGCGTTGAAATCTCATGTGTTTATCATGTGGTTCAACGGTGACAAAGGACTGAATCATGGTAGCGTATTTGAGATGTCGCTTCTCGGCGTTGTGCCAATCTTTTACAAGAATTCGATCCCGTATCCGTGGGATGATTCTTACCCCTTCGTCTTCAGAAACGAAACAGAGTTGCTCGCATTGTTGCGGTGGATCAAAGAGAACTACAACACAGCAAAAGTGCAAGACGTAGTAAAGAGCAACAGAGAGTTGATTTTGAGGGTCTCTAAGACTGAATCCAGCAATCATGTGGTAATCGACTGGATGGAGAAGACTTTTGCGGAGAAACTGAGTAGGGTAGAGCTTGCTCCCCTGTTCAAAGACCTACTTCCTCGCATTGACAAACCGATGACTCTCCAGCAGGTTTATGAGTTCATCAAGGCGAACTCTGATACGAAGGTGGACTTCAGTAAGCCTGTTGGGGCACGCAAGTATTACATCGGAACCCGCGATTCGATTCGCACGTCGATGCTGAGACTCGGATGGAAAGATGTTGGAACACTTGACGAAGTGCGGTTTGAAAGGTAGAATATGCCTATGTGGTTAGCAACGCCTTGGTACAAGTATGAATTTTGGCTGAAAAGGCTGAACCGTATACGAATCCGTCGATTCGTAAAGCGTTGTGCCGCGAAAGGCTATTTCAAGGGTCCGGTGTTGGATGTGGGTGCGGGTTACAGATCAAATGAGCCGGAGATTGACGTAAAACCATACTGGACGTTGGATCACGAATCAAAGTTGAATCCAAAGTTCGTAGGTGATGCTCAGAATATGAGTATGGTTCCATCCGGGGTTGTTGGTGCAATCGTTTGCACGGAAGTCTTGGAGCATGTGGAGGAACCGCTCAAAGCCTTGAAAGAATGTAACAGGGTGTTGAAAGAGGCCGGGCACCTTGTATTGACGACTCCATTTTGGTTTGGCATCCACGAGAAGCCTTGGCAGAAGGATTACTACCGCTATACGCCTTCAGGTATGAAATATCTGTTGGAACAAGCGGGGTTTTACGTCATTGAGTTTGAAACGCATGGGTGGAGAGGTAAAGACCGCCCAGACAACATTTTTGTGGTTGCACGCAAGAAGGGAAACGAGTATGACGGTCAAAGTCCGTGAGATCAAGATGATTCCCGTTGCTCAGGTTTTCCCGAATGATTGGAATCCCAATGAGCAGACAACTGAGACCTTCAATGGTCTGGTTGAGGAGATCAAAGAAGATGGCTTTGAAGGAGCCATCAACGTGGTCCCGTGGCCTGATCACCCGGATGCGAAGCCTGAGTATCCGATTTACAAGATCATTGGTGGCGAACACCGTTGGCGGGCTGCAAAAGTGTTGGGCATGGAGCAGATTCCTGCATTTGTCCATGCTGATTGGGATGAGAAGACACAGAAACTCAAGACTGTTCGACGTAACTTGTTGACTGGTGGTTTGAACGATGCAAAGTTCACTGCCTTGGTGAAGAGTCTTCAGGAAGAGTATGAGATTCCGAAGCATCAGCTTCCTCACTTGCTCGGCTTTGACAATGAGGCTGAGTTCTCTCGTCACGTCATTGAGGAGAAGGACAAGAGAGAAAAGACATTCTTGGATGCCTTGCTGGATGACAGCAAGAAAGATGTCCATGCTGTTGATGCTCTCACGGATGTAATCTCCACCATCTTCGCTGAGGCTGGAGATACGATTGATCAAAGTTTCTTGCACTTCACGTTCAAGGGATCATTGCAAACGGTGATCTTGCTGGACAAGGGTGGACTTGATAGCGTGAAGAAAATGGTCGAGAACCTTCGTGCCTCTGGGGTCAACGCAAACTTGTTCATCAAGACTGCGATTGATCGTCAGTTGAGTGATGCACCACTGTCTACCACTGAATCAGTGGGGAGCAAGGTGAAATACTGACGGTAAGGCACGTTTTAGGTATTGACAGAATCTAAGAATCGGGTATAATATGTGGCACGCCGCATTGCAGAGTTTGCGGCGTACAGGCTCCTAACATTGCGAGTGCAAACGATTGCCCGAGGAAACCGACTCAACTAAATCTCTGACTGAGCTTTTCGATGAGTTGTCGGCTGGAGAAGCCAAAGAGACTCCCGAAGGCCCAGAAGACAAGTTTACCAGACTCTCGAAGCGTGAGAGAATGGAGACTTGTTTTGATTTGAAGATGAGAGGTATCCCGGTAAGTGCCATCGCAAGAAGTTACGGAGTTGATCCGTCAACCGTTTACAGACTGCTGAAGGAATACACGGAAGAGTATCGTCAGAGAATCGAGCAGGAACCCGCTGCAAACCTGTTGGCCGATTCTTTGGCGTTTTTGGATAACATTGAGACGACTTGTTTGTTTGAGGCAAGTCAGTCTACGGATGAAAAGGAGATGGTCGTCGATCCTGCAACCGGGTTGATGACACCGAAGGCAGGAAAGACGAAGGTTGGCAAGCAGAACAAGTTGAAGTTCATTCAGACGGCGATGAAAGCCCGTGAAATGAAAATCGACTTGATGCTCCAAACGGGCCTTGTTCCGAAGGAGCCTGAAAAGATGTATCTCAAGCTCAAGTCAGATGACACTGGCCCGGAGAAGACTGGACCTGAACGTAGTGAGGATGAGATCAAGAACGACATCTTGAAGCTGTTGACAAAGGGCAGAAAACTTTGACCGTATCAGCCACAGAACTCTTTGGTGAAGTGTCCAAGACGGACCTCATGGTTATGGAGAAGCTTCTCCAAATCCGTGAGGCTCGTCTTGGTTTTGCACTTGATCATCATGTAAATACTCGTGGCGAGCGGATGGACTTTGCTCACTATCCTCACATCCGGGCTTTGTATGAAAGCGTGTCTCCGCACATTGTTTTGCAAGGCTCTGTGCAGAGTTTGAAATCAGAATGGGCCATCGTTGATCACTTTGCTTGTGCTTACGTTGGTCTGTCAGTCTTCTTCGTTGTGCCGAAATTTGAGGCTCGTACCACCTACGTTCAGAACCGCGTGAATCGGTGTGTTGAACGAGTGGACGAATATAAGAAGATCATTGGCAACGGCTTCTTTGATAGCGTTGCCTTGAAGTCGTTTGGCAAGGGTGTTGTCAAGTACGTTGGTTCTAACGTGCTGGCAGACTTCAAGGAGTTCCCGGCTGACTTGATCGTGGTGGAAGAAGTTGATGAATGTGATCAGGATAACGTTGAGTATGCTCTCGACCGTTTGCGGGCTTCCCGATATCAGTTCACTCGCTACATCGGAAACCCGAAGATTACTGGTCGTGGCATCAACAAGTTCTATCAGACCTCTGATCAGAGGGAGTGGGAAGTTCCTTGTAAGTCCTGTGGCAAGTTCTCGGAGATGGATTGGTTCAAGACTGTCGTGAAAGAAGTCTTGGATAAAGACGGAAACGTGGTCGGCTACCGTCTCCGTGATGAGGAGTGGGAAGAAGGTTGCATGAGAGAAATCAAGATCATCTGCCCGCATTGCGGCGGTGAGATTGATAGAGTCTCTCAGGCAGGTAAGTGGGTGCCTCGTAATCCTTCAAGTAACATTGAAGGGTATCACATTTCGATGCTTTGCAGCCCGATCAACTCGGTTGCAGGCATGTGGAAGAGATTTCAGAAAGCGATTTACGACCCGGCTCGTTTGCAGCAGTTCTACAACTCTGACCTTGGTTTGCCTTATCAGGGCATTGGTAACAGAGTGACAGAGAACATTCTCGATAAGTGCATCGAGAAGGGTCTGATGTTTGAGATTGGTGACAACGTTGCCTATGTGCCCGGAGATCAGCACCCCGGTCCCTGCACAATGGGTATCGACGTTGGTGGTGTGTTTGATGTAAGAATCTCTCAGCACTTGCCGGGAAACAAGCGTAGAGCAGTTTTCATTGGCAAGGTTCGTACTGTTGAAGAGTTGCATCAACTGATTGAGAGATATCACGTTGAAGTTGCTTGCATGGACTCAATGCCCGAGGCAACTCTGGCTCAGGAGTTCCAAGGAAACTCGTCGATTCCTGTATGGTTGTGTCGGTATGGAGCGGAAGGTAAGGACGCTCGACCGAAATACAACTATGCAGAGAGAGTGATTACGATTGATAGAACCTCTGCTCTGGACAGAGCGTTTGCTTTGTTCAAGATGGGCAAGACTTTGTTGCCGGAGAATTTCCGTGCAATCCTGAATGGTGAGTTCAGTGATGAGGTCTGTGGCCCTATCCGTCAGATTGTTGATGACGGAAGCGGAAATACCAAATACGAGTGGTCGAAGTGTAAAGACCACCAGAGACACGCAGATGTTTATGACATGCTTGCGGCTGGTGTCTTGAATGAAGTCACTCTTGAGGATATCTCCGTTGGCTGATAAAGACCCCAACACGATTGTCGCTGATCGCTCAGTCGGCGAAAGTCTCGCTGAGTACGTCACCAAGCCGGGTGAGGACGGTGAGGCTGTAATCTCACAAGTCTTCATCACGGATGATGGCAAGCTCGCGTCTCCGACTGAGTTGATGAAAATGGCCGCTCGTCAATCCATGCAAACGATTGCAGCTTTGCAAGGTAAGACCATTGACGAAAAGCAGGCCGAGATTGAGGAGGCTATTCTCAAGACGGAAAAGACCAAGTATATTGAAGGTTCGACCCAGCAGACTCAAGAAGTCAATGTTGCGGCAATCGAATCTGATATTTCTGGTTATCCGATTGTTGAGCCTCCGTACTCGCCTGAGATTTTGGCTCGCTTCATGGAAGTTGATGAGACTCACTTCCGTTGCGTGAAAACCAAGGTGACTGATGCAGTTGGGCGTGAGTGGGATGTTATTCCTACTACGATGCCTTCTGGTCAAACCTTTGATGCAACGAAGATTGATCCAAAAGCAAAGAAGAAGATTGAAGCCGAGATTCTTGCTGTTCGTCAGTTCATTGAGGAATGCAATGATGTTCTTGGCTTTGAGGGTGTGTTGGAAAGAGCCGGTATGGATTATGAGGGCATCGGATACGGTGCTATTGAGATCATCCGTTCTCGTGATATGAAGATTGCTCGAATTGACCACGTTCCTGCAAGCAGATTGCGGGTTATTCGTGGTTGGCGTGGTTTTGTGGAAATGCGTCCTTCCCAGCAGGTGATGTATTATCAACCGTTTGGGCAGAAGGTCGTTAGCAAGAACCGCAAAGACCCCATCACGGGTAAGCCGTCGTACTACAATCCTCGCTTGGACGGGGATATTGGTGATAAGACTCACGATTGGAACTTTATTGATCGTGAAACTGGTAAGCCAACCAATGACTTCAACAAGGCTGCCAACGAGATTCTCTGGATTCCGAAGCACCACCCGAACACGATCTACTATGGTCTGACGGATGTAATTCCTGCTTTGGGTCACTTGCTTGCGAACATCCATATTCGTGATTTCTTCTTGCAGTTTTTCGAGCATAACGCTGTTCCGCAGTACGCTGTTATTGTGGAAGGTGCAAAGCTCGCTGATCCTGTCAAAGAAACGATTATGAAGTTCTTTGCCAATGATGTAAAAGGGTCTGCTCACAAGACTCTTATCATCCCCGTGCCTTCTGCGGGTGGTGAAGTGAAGGTTCGGTTTGAGAAATTGAACTCTGATACTAAGGAAGGATCGTTCCAAGCAACTCGTAAGAACAACACGCAGGGCATTATGACGGCACACGGCGTCAGTCCTGCAATCATTGGTATCGCGGAAGCGGCGAATCTTGGCTCGGGCAAAGGCTTATCTCAGGCCGAGATTTACAAGGATCGAATCGTAACTCCATCTCAGAAGAGATGGGAACGAGTCCTCGGAAATATGTTCCGTATGGGTCTCGGCGTTACGATGATCAAGCTGCACTTTGATCCGCTTGATATCCGTGACCTTGAAGCTGAAATGCGAGTTTGGCAGGGCTACTCGACGATGGGTGCTGTTACTGTCAACGAAATCAGGAAGAATGCCAAGATTGGTGATCCGATCAAGGGTGGTGACAAGGCGTTCATCAAGGCTGGTCCCGCTGGCGTTATGATGATGGATTCGATGGGCGACAACGTTGACGCAATCATCGAGAAGGCAACGCAAGAAGTCTCTCAGATTCGTCAGAAGATGGTTGACGACAGCGAGAAGAAATGAGTAACGAGGGTGCCGAACATGAAACTGTGCAAATGCTTGCACAGAAAGGTGAACTCCAGAGCGAATTGCTTTGGAAGTCGAGTAAGCTCATCGTTTTGAAGAGCTACCTTCGCGGTCATGCGGCTAAGAACGAAACGCAGTTTCAGTCTCAGGTTTTTGAGTTTCTTGGCAACTGGTACGCGAAGCTTGTTCAGATGTTGGCTGCTGGTGGGATTTTTGAAAAGGCCCGAGTGCAGGGTGAGTTGCTGAACAAGATGTCTTTGACAACCGAAGAACGTACAAAACTTGCCGAGGAAAGGTCTGCGGCACTGTTTTCTCCGATTGTTGATCGTCTGTTGGATCAGCCGGAGCGTAAGGACTTGATTCAGCTTTTGCATGACTTCAGCCTCGATCAATACGAGGAAGGAGCCATCACTGCTTTGCAGTCGATGGGCTTCACCGTTTTGGCAAAGCGTGAATCTCAGAAGGCCGAAGGCAAGACGGTCCAGTTTGGACTTGAAGACAAGCACCTTCTCTCTACGCTTGAGAACAGAGCTATCAAGCATGGAAACGGTGTTTTTGCGGAGACGATTCAGGATGCCCGTAAGGTCATCAGAGATGTCGTCTTCATCAATGGTGGTTCTGTTGATCAAGCTGCTCAAGCCTTGGTCAAGTCAACTAAGATTCCTGAGTGGCGTGCATTGAAGATTGCACGCACCGAGACTCAGCAGGCGTTCAACGGAGCCATGTTTGATACTTTTGGACGTTCTGGAGTAAAGGCAAAGAAGTGGATTACTGTTGGTGATGCTCGCGTTCGTCCTGAGCATACGTTGAATGAAGGTGCTGGTTGGATTCCGATTGCTTCGCCGTTCCCGTCAGGTCAAATGCACCCCGGAGACGGTACATTGAGTATCAACTGTCGTTGTTCGTTGATCCCTGATCTCAGTGATCCGAACATTTTGATTCAGCCTTGGGATGGTAGTAGTTACTTCATGCCGGGTGAGTCTTTGGATGTTCCTGAAGGTAGTCTGGTTTTTGCCAGACCGAAGGAGGAATGGTTCCAGAAGACTTATGAATCCGGCTTGAAGATGACGAAGAATGAGCTTCAAGGTCAGATTAGCCGACTTGAGGGTAAGTTGGCTACGATGGATAAGACCAGCAGTGAATACGAAAGAACGAAGGCAAAGTATGATGCCTACTCACAGGCATTGAAGGAGAAATACGGGCTTATTGATGTGAAGCCCGTTGTGCAACCGATTGCACCTACCCCACCTCCCCCTCCACCTCCGCAGTTGACGGTGGCAGAGTTGAGACTTCATGAAAGCTACGATAGGTATATGAAGGAGGCTGATGACCTTGATACCTACATGCTTCTGAAAAGAATCGACGACTATGAAGGCGTCGTTCAAAGAGTTGGTGAAAGAGGGCTGGCTGCACATGAGAAGGTCAAACTTCAGGCTTTCAAGGATTCGTTGAATAAGCGTGACCTTTCGGTTTTGTATGATTATGACAATCCTTCACGGCTAAGTGTTGAACGTTTGATGAAGGCTGTTGATAAACCTTCAGAAGAACTAGTGTTAGTTGATCAAAAGATAGCTGAGGAGCAGAAAGTATTTGATTCTATTGTAGATAGAAGACGCACTCCTGAACAAATGGAAGCTACAAAACAAGAGTTGGCTGACTCAGCTCAACGTCTACAACTATTAAGAGCACGACGAAAAGAACTTGCTGAATCTAAGTTTGATGAATTTTTAGCCTTGCCTACAGATAAAAGGGTAAAAAGAACTTACACTGTCTATGAACCCGGTTCACTAAAGTTCAAGACTTTAGGTAAGAATGCGGCTGAGCAGGGGCAGAAGTTTATAGATAAAATAGTTCCTGATGAAGTTGTATCCAAGTATATGACCCCTATGGTGAGTCCTACTACGGGAAGAGGTTATTATAAATCTTCCGGTAGAATACTTGGTTTAGGAGTTGAAGATTCTCCACATACTTATGTGCATGAGTATGGACATTTATTGGAGGACAGTAATGCAGAAACTCGTAGACTTGCACAAAGATTTCTAGCACGAAGAACTAAAGGAGAAGTTCCTCAGTCATTGAGAAGTATTTACTCTGACAGAGGATATCGTTCTGATGAGATGGCTCGCAGAGATAAGTTTATGTCTGCATACATGGGCAAGGAGTATACTCATGATTCCACAGAAATCATCTCGATGGGTTTGGAGTATATGTATTCCAAACCTCTTGAGTTTGCAAGACGTGACCCGGAGATGTTTGAGTTCATCTTGGCAGTTGCTCGTGGTGACATGAAGACCGCAAGATTCATTGCCGAGATTGGAACGGACAGGTTCCCCTACGGATTGAGACCATGATCAGAGTAAAGGCTGGAAAGTTCGAGGGCACTTGCACCTGTTACACTTGGGAAGGTAATGATCCCAAGATGGTGAAGATTCTGTCTAACATGATGGAAGATGTTGGCTCGTCAGCCGCTCACCCCGGACTTGCAGAACAAGAAGCGATTAGAGTTGCAAAGAAGTTGTTTCAGAACTGTGAGATCGAGGTCGTCGAAGAAATGACGGTCCCTCCAGAAGGTTCAGTGGAGTGAATCATGGCTTCAGATAGAATGCTACTTGCATTGTCCTCGCCGCTCACAGTAGACAAGTCTGCTGAGACGCGGCTTGTCAAAGGGTTTATGTCTGTTGAGCTTCCTGATAGAAGCGAGGAATTGGCTCCTGCTGAGGAGTTCAACATTGCTTCGTTTATGGCAAAGCCGACGTTGATGTATAATCACAAGTTTTGGTATGATGAGATGGGTAACGCTGTTGCCATCGGCGTACCTCGGCAAATGTTTGTCGGTAAGTTGGCAAAGAATGAATCTGATGATTCTGTCTACAATGTCATCAATACCGAGTCTGGTGAAGTCGCTGATGTGATTCCGAAGGCAAAGGTTCCTGACCTTCGTGTTGGCACGAAAGGTGTTTGGGTTGTTGCTGAAGTCACGCAAGATCGTGTTTGGAAGATGGTTGAGCGTGGTGAACTCAATGCCTTCTCGTGGAGAGGTCTCACAGCAGTTTCGTATCGAGTGAATAAAGACGGCACGACTCAGAAGGTTTTGACTGACATTGACTTGTTTGAAGTGAGTCTTGTGAATGTGCCGAACAATGCGTATGCCACAGCGATGGTAGCAAAAAGCGTAGATGGACAATTGATTGCAGAAAAGAGCACACCCCAAGATTTGATTGTGCATGTTGTTCGGATCGACAAGACCAAGTTTCAGACAAGAGAAAAGACAGTAGAGTATTTGAAGGCACATAACCTTCAGCATGATTCAATCCGCGAAGATGACACATCGTTTTTCAGCTTGCAGAAAGGTCTCGATCTTTTTGATAAGAACTCACTGGTGTCTGTAAAGATGGCAGACGGGATTCTTGTCGTGGCCGGTTCTGTGGTGCAAAAGACGCTCGATCCTCTTGCGGTTTTCGGAGTAAGACTGACCGAATCTGACGTGACGAAAATGTCTGACCTGTTTGCCAAGGAGTCAACAATGGCTGATACCAATGCTGCGGTGAAGGATGCTCAGGACAAGAAGGATGAGGCCACGAAGAAGGCCGATACCTCGACTGAGACGAAGGCGACGGATGCGAACGCCAAGACCGATGAGGAAAAGGCGAAGATGAAGCCCGACGACAAGAAGAAGGACGAGGGCAAGAAGGATGCCGACACGGGTGCTGAGAAGAAGGACGAGCAGAAGTCCGACACTCAGAAGCAGTTTGAACTGCTTGTCGGCGGCATCTCTCAGGCAACGGCCAAGAGCATGAGTGAGGCTCTGACGCCGGTGTTCACTGAGTTCACCAAGACTCTTACGGCGATTGGTACTTCGGTGCAATCGCTTGCAGAGAAGATGGACAAGACCCTTGAAGCCAAGGGTGAGACGAAGAATGAGACGAAGAAGGATGCGGACACGAACACGGAAAAGAAGGATGAGAAGTCCAAGTCTGCCACGACGGAGGCCAATCCGTATGGCGAGATGTTGGCGACCCTCGCAACTCTCAATCAGCGTTTGACTGAGACCGCGAAAACCGTCGAGGTTGTTGCCAAGTCCGTTCCGATTCAGCCGACTCGTGATGAGACGGTTCAGAAGAAGGAAACGGAAAAGGGCCAGAAGACCGATCCGAATGCGTGCTTTGACGATCTGTGGCCCTTCGCCAAGTCCTAAGTGACGTGGCAAGATAAGCTTGTGACACCTTTTTTCCGTGGAGATTTTTCACATGGCTGATATGGAAATGCAAGTCAAGTTGCCTCTCAAGGCAATGGCGTCGAAGGCTGCGATTGATGACACAACGCTGCCGAACTCTGTTCTCAACCGTCAGCAGGCCAACCGTTTCATCGACCTTGTGGTGAATACGTCTGTCCTGCTCAAGAAGGTCCGCGTGGTTCGTGTTGACCACCCGAAGGGTGACATCAACAAGTTGGACCTTGGCAGCATCGTGACTCAGGGTGCGGGTGCGACCACCACCGCCACCACGAGAACGCCGACCGAGCGTGTCGTCGAGTACGACATGGAGAAGTATCGTTCGGCGTTTGACATCAAGACGGATTTCTTGGAGGACAACATTGAGGGTGCGAATGCCCGTGATACGCTCCTCAATATGTTCACCAAGCGAATCGCCACCGACACCGAAATCGCTGCGATTCAGGGCGACGAGGCTTTGTCGGTCGGCGACCTCGAATCCGATACCAACAACTTGCTTGGTGTCAACGATGGGTGGTTGAAGCTCTTGGATGCAAACGTTCCGGCTGCTCAGCAGGTCGATGCTGGTGGCAAGGCGGCTTCTAAGACTCTCTACTACGCGATGAAGCGAAAGATTCCGACCAAGTACCGCGTGGCAATGCCTGATTATGTCTGGCTTGTCTCACCGGCGGTCAAGGACAAGTGGATGCTCGATTGGTCCACTCGTCAGACTGTCGGCGGTGACGATGTACAGGCGACCGGCATGTGTCCCGGCCCGTGGGGTATCCCGATGCTTGAGGTTCCCCTCATGCCCGAGAACCTCACCTACGGCACGGCTGGTACGGACGGCACTCAGATTTGGCTGACGCCGCTCCAGAACCTCATCTACTTCGTTCAGCGGAACATCACGATCGAGTTCGATCGTCGTCCGCGTGGCGATGTGTGGGAGGTTACGGTCCACTTCCGCTGTGACTTCCAAGTCGAAAATCCCGATCTTGTTGTCACTGCTGAAAATGTGGCCATTGGTTCTGCAACTGATTATTGATTTACGACTGGTGAGAGTTGACGCTCTCACCAGTTTTTATGAGAGTAACTTTAGTAAACGGATCAGGGTATAAGTTGCCAATATCTAAGAGGATTGCTCGGCCCAATCAGCCGATTGATGTCTCTGACGTAGAGTGGCAAAAGATTCGGTCATCAGGAATGTTTTTGGTGGTACCTGTTACTACTGAAACTGAGGAATTGGCCGGGTTCGCTGTGGTAACACGCGAACCTTTACGTCATTTGCCTGCTGACTGGACAGGTATGAACATTTTGTTGAAAGTGCCGGGCGGCGTTGGTGATGGCATCATTGCTATGGGTCTTGTAAATACTCTCAAGATGAAGCAGTGTGCTGTTACTGTTGCGTGCCCGGATGCTCAACTTGAGTTTTTGAAGCACTTTGCAAATGTTGAAGGAACGATTCCTGTCACGTCGATTCACGAAGCCAAGGTTTACAGTCAGTTTGACTTGATTTTGGATACAGGACATACGTTGACTGCCGGTGGCAAGTTGGTGGACAAGGATTATTACGTCGCTGTTCATCAAGGCATCGGCTTCAATGGAACTGAGATTCGTCTCGGTAAATTGCATTTGTCTGAGGACAAGCTTACTAAGTTCAGAACGTTGTTGCCTGATAGACCACTCGTTGCAATTCATACGGGAGCTAGTAATCCGGCTCGTAGATGGTCGCAGGAGAATTTCCGCAACCTTGCTTACAAGATTGTCGAAAATGGTGGCAGCGTCTTGTTCTTGGGGTCTGGAGACTTTGAGTTCGAGGATGATCGAATCGTCTGTGCCAGTAAGATTTCGCGTAGCATCTACGATCAGGCTCATATGCTGTATCTGTGTGATGCTTATATTGGCAATGATTCTGCTTTTGCTCATATGGCAGGGATCATGGGAGTCCCCGGCACTGTTTTGTTTAGTCTCTCAACGCCGGAGCAAGTGATTGCACGGTACAGGAGTTTGAGAGGATTGAGTGCAGCTACGAGATTGAACATTGTTCCGTCTCGTACTCTCAAGAATGATGATATCAACGCTCGTAAGTGCATGGATGCACTCAGCGTTGAAGAAGTGTTTGGAAGTTTGGGAACGCAGATTTGGGAGAAGTACAAGAACGTAAAAAAGAAGAGACCTGCTCCGTACACTCCACCTGACATTAAGAAGGTGCAGGTCAACAAGCAGAGTACCATGCTTGTTGTGCTTCCGGGTATGTGGGTCGGTGGAGGTGAGATTGCTACAGCATCTCTTGTGCGTGAGTTGTCCAAGTGGTTCAAGATTGATGTTGTGAATCTCAAGGAGTTCAGTGATACGAGTCAGCCAGTGGTTGATCGTTTCAAGAAGTGGGCTTCCGGCAAGGTGTATGACAATGAAGAGAACCCTCTGATGACTGCAAAGTCGTTAGTGGAATCTCAGCAATATGATGTGATCTTGTATCACGAATGGGGAACCAAGTTTACGCAAATGCTTGCAGGCATGAAGTATCGTCCTCCGATGATTCATGTTTATCATGGTGAGCAATATAGCGGCCTTGTTCAGATGCAGGCAATCCGTAATAAGATCGACCATGTGATCTGTGTCTCCAAGAATGCTGCTGATAAGTTGAAAGGTGACTGGATTCCAAACGGGGCTGATCCTGATCGACTGGACGGGACAGAGAAGATCGACTTTGGATTCAATAATGGGTTGCCTGTCCTTGGATACGTTGGTAGAATTTGTGCTGATAAGAATGTTGAGGACATCATTCGATGGATGAAGAATGTCCAAGCAAACTTGGTTGTTGTTGGTTGCAAAGAAGAACGTGAGAGATTGATCCTCACTGCGTTAGTTAATAACATGGAACTCAAGGATAGAGTCCGTATCTATCCTCAGACTGATAGAGTTGGTGATATCTACAGGTCGATTGACGTGAACCTGCTTATTAGTAACCACGAGGCTATGCCTCTAAGTGTGCTGGAAGCAGGTTATCTTGGTGTGCAAACGATTGCAACTCAAGTCGGTGTTCTTCCGCTGATTTTTGAAGATGGTAAGGACATCACGTTCTGCGAAATCAATGAGCAGTCCTTTGCAAGAGCGGTCGAGACTGCTTTGAAGGCGAAACTTGGATCAGTTACACAAAAGAAAGTACGAGAGAAGTATACTCTTGATGTTCAGAGTGAGGCATACAGAAAGTATATCCATCGGGTGATGGGTAAGACATGGCCTGAAAAGGTCCAAAAGGGTGTAGTTCGACTTCACCGTGTTGATGGAGTTGGAGATGTCTTAATGTGTACTGGAGCAATCCAGAAAGCACGGGAGATGTTTCCTGAATGTATACTTGAGTTTCACACTCAAAAAGCGTATATTGATTTGGTGAAGTTCAATCCGAACGTCAACCTTGTTGCTTCTGAGTTTGATCACCCGGCAGATTATTTTGCTGAGTGCACTTACTATGATTGTTGGAATCGGGGGCAACATGCCTCCGAAGCGATGGGTGGAAATGTTCATACTGTTCACTGGTATGTTCCTGATGTTGTTCGGTGTATTCTTCCTGCTCGTAAGCATCCTTGTGTTGGTGTCGGCGTATACCAAGCGAAGTATGCGATTTTCAGAACTAAGGAATGGCCTGAGCAGAATTGGCAGGAAGTGGCTAAGAAACTTGCTGCGAAAGGAATAATGTGCCGTCAGTTGGGGCACAAGAGCGAAAAGCTAATTGAAGGTTTTGAAGATGGCCGAGTTGAGAACCTTCTTGACTCTGCAAAAGAGATTGTAAACTGTGATCTGATTTTGAGTATTGATACCGGCATTGCTCATATGGCCCGTGGTCTTGGTAAGAAGGGTATCACCCTTTGGGGAGGCTCTGGTCTAGTTGAGCTTGCTGGGTATAATGGCGTAAGAAATATCATAACCAAGAGTCCGAACAGGTGTTTTGCCAGTGCATGTGGTAGCACCTACAAGACTGGTAACTGCTGTGGTGACTCCTCTTGTATGAAAGGCATCAGCGTCGATGATGTTGTTGCTGAAGTTCTTACCTCATTGGAGACTGTCAATGACAGAACGTAACGTAGTCGAAACTGACCCCTATCGAAAGTTCTTCTGGATTTTGATTACAGCGTGTGTCGGTGTTGTGTTTGCAGGTGCCGGATCGTTTTTTCTGACAAAGGCAACTGTTGATCAGCAGACAAAGATTTTGGATGAGTTAAGGTCTGATGTCAAAAAGATCATGGAAACCCGGTACACGGGCGATCAGGCGGCTCAAGATAGATCAGCTATGTTGACTTCTGCGGCTGCGGATAGAAAAACGTTCATGGAAGCATTAAACTCAAAGAGTGATTCATGGACGACTTTGTTGAAGGAGCAGTCTGAGATCAATCGTGAACAAAGTAAGCAGCTTACTGAACTTCTGATGTTCAAAGCTCGTTTAGAGGGTCGGGAGCAATTGAAGTAGGAGTTATTTATGAAGCATCTGATTTTTATGTTGAGTGCAATCGTTTGCATGATGGGCTGCCAAGGCACGTCAAGGACGGTTGTGACTCCGGCTGAATCTTCTGTTGTTCAGCAGAAGGAAACGGAGACGAAGCCTCCTGTTGATGAGAAGATCATCGACATCAAGATCATTCCTCCGAAGAGACAGGTTGAGCCTGCTCCACTTGAGCCTTTGAAGAAGTCAAAGGATGGTTCCACATGGCTTGATGAGCAGCCTCAGATCATGTTTGCTTCATATACTCCTGTAAGTATGGAAATGTCTGAAGACAATTCTGAAGCTGTTTTAGATTATCCACCGGAGCCGACGCAGCCTGTGGACATCGAAGTTGATGGTAAGAAGATCAAAGCTCCTCCGGGGTCAGAGGTTCATGTAACGATCACCGACAAGAAATCAGGTGCAGCATCGAAGTCGAGTGATAAAGGTGAGGCAAAGTCAAAAGGTATTGGTGTGACAACTGATGCTTCAGACATTGTTGGAAAGATGAATCTTGGTGCTCCGACTACGCAGTTGGGAAAAAGTGGAGGTGGCTCAGCGAGTGGAGGTGATGCTGAGTATGACTTCAAACTGGTCACAGAAGCCAAGAACTACTTTTTGTCAATTCTCGGTGGTTTGATGATTGTTGTTGGTGCGGTTGTCTGGATTTGGTTTCAGCAATGGAAACTCGGTGTTGGCCTTGCTGTTGCAGGATTCTTGTTGATTGGTGTTGACGTTGTTTCGACCAAGTATCCTTGGGTGTTCTTGCTTGCGTTCTTGGCACTTGGCATTGCGGCATTCTTTATCATCCGCGATGCGTTGTCAAAGCGAAAGAAAGAGATCACGCTTGGAGTCCTTACCGACGCTGTTGATAATTCGGGAACAGCGGGAGATTTGGTAAAGAAAGAAGTCAGTAAGAGAGTAAATGGAGCCGGTCCTATCGTCAAGGCGGAAATTACAAAGATGAAGGCCAAGCTTGCTAAAATTAAGTCGAAGCACGCTTGAATGATCTAAGGAGTTTCAATGGGCTTACAACCTTGGTTTACAACTCGCTGGCCTGCTGTGTGGGCAAAAATGCAATCGGCTGCAAGAATACAGTTTGGATTAGATTCCTTACTGGATGTAAGTGTTGACGGATACTTAATGTATGACATTCTTGCTAGGCTAGGTGTACCTAAGATTAATGGGCTTGTGATGGGAGCATGTGCTTCGTCTTCTACTATTAACGCTAATTGCCCGTTAAGTGTTAATGGGTATAGTCGTGGGTATCTTGCTGTTCAAAGAGCAGCAGCTATACAAGCTACAGTATCTAGAAATTGGTATGCTCCTGGTAGACGTTGCTTATTTAATGCAGACGCATCAGGTACTATAGGTGTGGGACATGCGTTTTTTGCAGTTTATCCTACATCAGCTCAACGTACTACTCGATGGAAGGGCGGTGACCCCTTCCCAGCCGGTGACACAGTTAGATGTGAGGCTTTAATTAGCCGCACAGTTGGATCTCTTGGAGTTAAGTCTATTGGCATGTATGCTTGGCGAGGTGACGATACCGGAGTTATTCAAGGTGGGGCAGTTTTAGGACAAACCGTAAGTGGTTGGGCATCAAGTCCAGTTAACCCTTTCTTAGATATCTATGCTGCTTCAGATGAAACTTTTGATGTGTTTAGAGCAGACATGGTTTCGTCTGCTGGTACTAATCCTACTTTAGCTATAGGTAAGTACACAGGAACCACGTTAGTTAATAATGACATAGTAGACATTGCTGCTGTAAGAATGTCTAATATCTCAAACCCCAAACTTGAGGTATGTGTAGCAGCAAGTAGTAGTGCAAGTCCTCCCACTTATAGCGGTATTACGTCTAATGGACGTAACGCATGGCATAAGTTTTGTGGCCCTATTGATGTTCTCATTTATCAGCCCGGAGCCAACGTAAGTCAAGCAGCGTATGATTCTTTAGCTGCTTTTAAGACTGAAGTTAAGGCAATGATTGATGCTGATTTAGCAGCACAGGCCGCAATACATGGTAAGACTGATTGTGTAGTTCTACTTATTCCTACCTTTGATGCTCATATGTGGAGATCTACTCCGAGTGCTGTTGTTGGCGTGTCTTTAACAAACACTATGGTTACACCTAACATTGAGCCACGTTTAGTGTCTTACTATGAGAACGTAGAGCAAGCTTGTTTTGAGATAGCTAATGAGTATGTAGCGTCAGGAAGACTTGCTGCGGCAGTCAATATGTATAGAGCTATTGGTCCCGGAGATTTGATTGTAAATGTATTGGTAAATCCCCCGGATAGACAGCACCCCGGATCGTTAGCTCAAGTTACTCCGTGGGTAGATAGATTTAACGGATTTGGTGTTTTGTCTACGCAGTTAGGTGGCACTAACAGTATTAGTGCCTTCACTAGAACTGGCTTAGAATTAGGTGGTATGTAAAGGAGATTGCTATGGCAAGTGCAGGAACAGTAACCGTAGGAGCAACAGACACAGTTTTATTTGATGCTGCATTAGATGGAGGTAAAGCCACTACCCTAATGATCCGCAACCCTTTAAGTGCGGCGGCTGATATTTTGGTCAATGTTGAGACGCTTCATAAGTCTAATGAGTATGTAGCTATACCTCCGGGAGATAAAGAGTATTTTAGAATAAATGATTGTGGTATCGGTAAAGCAGTAGCAAAGGTTGCATCAGGCACACAATCTGTGGTGGTATGTGTTGTTGCAAAAACCTCTAATCCGTAAGGTCTGAAAAATGTCCACTCCTAATTATGTAACAGTTGCGGAAGTTAAAGCATTTAAGGTTAATGGACTCGTTGCTTTACCTACAGGGTTATATACAGACAATGAAATTGAACTTGAAATCAATTTAATGGAGGAGTGGATTGAGAAAATTACGGGCGACATCTTCTACATCAAAACAGCGACATATAAGTTTGACAGTTTTGGAAAAGACTGTCTGTTCTTTCCTCCGAGAGTAAACTATTCTTTACTGTCGATTACGACGTGCAAAGAAGTTGATACAGATGGAACGGTGTTGGATACGTTGGTTGAAGGCCAAGACTTTATCAAGTTTCCTCATCACCTTGAGGTTGTACGAAACTTCCCAGAAGACTCTCCGAGAAGATGGTTCAGAGGCGGTGTATTCTCGTCTGGTCAGTTGAATATCCAAGTTGAAGGTACTTGGGGTGCAAGTGCTGTCCCTCTGGCAATAAAAAGAGCAGTGATTTTACTGACTCTTGAACGTCTCAAGAAGGGCAGTACGAAGATGACTCCTGGCGAAGTTAGCTCGGTTCAATGGCCTGATTTCAGTGTGTCTTTCCGTCAAGCGGGTGGAGATGGGCAGAGCTATCTTGGTAAGAACACGGGCTTTGTGGAAGTTGATCGTCTTTTGAGTGATTACATCAACTATGCAAGTCTGTTCTTGCCGGTTAATGGACACAGACCAAGGAGCAACCTGTGACTTACGTTTTTGGGCTTCCTCACAAATTCAGTGTGAAACGACCCAACGGAGAAACTACCGATCAAGCCGGCGGTATTCAGTTGTCTTATGGTTGGGTGTTTCAAAGCAGAGATTGTCGAGTCTCTGTCTTAACTGGTGAGGATATGACCAAGTGGCAGGGTTTGGATGGCAAAGGTGAGTGGCAGTTGGTATGTGAGTATTCTCCTGAATTGACGGATGCTGACATCTTGGTGCTTGGATCTGATTCTCCGGCTCCCGCTGGTGAATATCAGATTTTGAAGTATAAGCATCACATTGATCAGGATGGTAACTACGACCACACGAATTTGATTCTTGGAAAGTTCTCGTGATCAAGATTGCCTTTCAGAAAGTGCGGGTAAATAAGAAGTTAGGAGAGATGGCCAAAGACGCTCCTAACCTAGCAGCACAAGCACTCTATACCGCAGCACTTCACATTCTGGTTCCTGCGATTAAAGAGAACATTAGAAAGCAAGACGCGGTGTTTGAAGGACACCTGTTTCAGAGGATTGATGCAAGAGCAAAAATCGAGGGAAAACAAGCAGTTGTTGAAGTTGGTGCAATCGGTGTGCCTTACGGTCTGGCAGTTGAGAAAGGTCAAAGGCCGGGGAAGAAGCAAGACCTTGCTAAACTGATCCGGTACGCTCGAATCAAACTTGGTGTGACTCCAAAGATGGCTCCGTTTGTTGGATTGAGGTTAAAGGCAAAGATCGAACGTGAAGGATCGAAGGCAAAGCCTTTCTTGATTCCAGCGTTTAAAGATAGACGAGAAGCATTAGTGAGGAGTTTTGCAGTAAGACTCCAAACGGCCTATAAGAAGAGGATATCTGGTCCATGATGCAGTTTTTCTACGAAGCACTTGCAAACGCTTGCAGGGCTGACAACAGTGGGGCGAACAGTCTTGTCAGCCTCACGAGTCACTCTGTAAATGATTTTCGCATTGCCCGTGGACAACCTCCGTTCAAGGCGAAGTATCCTTTTTTGGCGTTTTATGACAGAACCACCTTTCCATTTGTGAACGATTCACACACGGGTTGGTACAAGACTGTTGTGGAGTTCTACTGCATTGATAAGACGGATGTGAAGGCTATCCAGATTGCTGATCGCCTTGATACACTTTTCCGACCAGCAAATGCCAATCAAGGTAAGCAGTATTGGAACATCACAGACGCAAAGATTCAGAATAATCAGACCAGATGGGAACAAAGAGATAAACCTGAGTTAGACGACGATACGAGTGTTTGGATGGTCACAGTGACCGCAAGCTTTGTGTGGCATTTGCTGTAAGGAGTACACATGAGTTTCAATGCGAATAACATCATCGTGGGAGCAGCCTCCATCACGATTGATGGATCGAACGTTGGATACACGAAGGGTGGCTGCACTGTCCGCTACGAGCCTGAGTATGTGGACGTGACCGCTGATCAGGCCATTGGTGTCGTTCAGAAGCGTCGCCAGAACGAGCGTATGTACGTTGTGATGACCATGCTTGAAGTAACTCTGGCAAGAATTCGTCAGGCGTTCAACCAGCCTGCCGGTAACTTGACGGGTTCAACGTTGACGCTGGGGTATAACAACTCCTGCGTTGTCAACGAACATGCTCTGGTCTTGACGGGCGTTGGGCCTTCCTGCGGTACTCGCACCTTCACGTTTGGCCGTTGCATTGCGATGGGCAACCGTGAGTACAAGATGTCGCGTGAAGAAGAAGTGGCATTCGAGGTTGAGTTTGAGGTGTTGAAAAACACCAATGGCAACTTCGGCACCATCGTTGACTCATAAAAAGAGTTGACATAGAGAGTAGGATCTAGTATAATGTTGTTTGAAACTTGTGCAATTGTTTGCAAGGAGATTTGACCTATGCCTCGTACAGAAACCCTGCGAATCAACTCGTTCACCGTCACGCCGACCCAGCCTACTGGTACGCAGTTGCGGCTCTCCATCACTGATTCTGCCAACCTGCTCACGACCAAGAAGATGATCAAGGCCGTGCTGCTGGATGCGATGGATCAGTTCTTGGCGACCAACGCTGCTCAGTTGGTGACTAACGGCACTTCAGCGACTTACCTCAGCCGCCTGAACTACCGTTACGATTTTGTCAACAAGCGGCTCAATCTTACGTCTAACGCTGGTGCGTCGATGAACTTGGGTGCGATCACTGTGACCGCCCCGTACAATGATATCCCTGAGAAGTATGTGAATATCGGTAGCAACAACGCCGCCACGTTCTAATCGTGATTTTGAGCTAAGCGTATGGCCTCTTTTGAGAAAGGCGAGTATGACGAATTCTCCGAGTAGGAAAGCATCGTTCAGAACAAAGGACTTGAATCAGGCCGCTTTCATCTGGGCACAGCCCGGTGTTGAGCTTGTTCGACTCCAAGGAAATCAAGGTGGTGGAACTACCATCTTTTTCCTTTTTGAGCTTCCGATCAGTGAAGAGGAACTTCAAGAACTACAATTGAAGTATGCGAACAGCAAGACTCTTGTTGAGCCGAATCTGTTTGTGTCAAAGCAGAATGCTTTGCGTGATCTTCTCCATTCCAGTTTGGGTATGCAGGGTAAGAAGAATAAAGGAGTAGGAAATGACGGCAGCACCAGCGTCGGACACTGAAATGAGTCGGATGTTGAACCTTGGCAAGCCTGTCACCACGAAGAAGTTTGGTGATGTGAATGTCAAGGAGTTGACATTTGAGCAGACGATCATTTGTGCCAAGGACTTGATTCGACTTCTAATGTCTTCTGTTGGTAATAAGGAAGACGGTAAGGATTTCTTTTTCAAGTTGCTTGGCAACCCGGAAACGGCGGCTGCCATCAAGCGTGTCGTGGCGATGTCTATTGACAAGAAAGAAGAGGATATGAATGGTGTTTCAGCCACCGATATGCTGAAACTCCTCGTTGCCTTGAAAGAAGTTGTGGATTGGAAGGAGCTTTCTGAGCTTTTTTTCCAACTGATACCAGTAAGCCTCTCACAAAATCTGCGAAGAAGCCTAAACGAGAAGCTCAGCGAGGTCTCGAAGTCCTGATTGACCTTCTGGCGTCAGAATATGGCTGGACTCTGCAAACGATTGCACACCACACAATTTTTCAGATACGAAAGTTATCAGAACAGATTGATGCACGGAAGTATCTGGAACGTCGGATTTTTGCTGATTGCATAAGAGTTGCGGGGAATGCGGACAGAAATGGATACATGCGATTCATTGAAAGTCTGCGGCCCGTGAAGAAAGTAGATAAAAAGCAAGTTGAGAAATCAAATGAGTTGCCGGGCATGGAATATCGGGCTAACTGATGAGTGCATTTTCTTCAAGTCTCGGAGATGCCGTACTTCGGCTGATTGCTGACCCCAATCAGTTGGTAGCGGGTTTAAGTAAAGCAAATAAGTCGGTTGACAAGTTTGCCGAGAACGTTGAAAAGGTCGGCTCGAAACTTCAAAGCATCGGCTTTCAAGCCGCAGCGATGGGTGCCGCCATCTCTGCGGCTTTTACGTTGGCGTTAGGTCCGGGTGTAAAGTTTGAAAAGCAGATGAGTACGCTGGCTGCGGTGCTTGATGGCATTACGCAGAACCAGTTGACTGCTCTTTCTGACAAAGCAAAAGAAGTTGGTCTTACAACGCAGTTTAGTGCTGTTCAGGCTGCTGAAGGCATGGTTGCGTTGGCAAAGGCTGGTCTTGATGCTCAGCAAGTGATTGACGGTTTCAATGGTGTTGTGGCTCTTGCCACTGCCGGTAACATGGAACTCGGTCAGGCCGCTGAAGTTGCTGCAAACATTATGAATACGTTTGGTCTCAAGGCCGAGCAACTCGGTCGTGTGGCCGACGTTCTTGCTTTGACGGCCAACAAGTCAACGGTTGAAGTTATAGATTTGGCTGAGTCGTTGAAGTATGCTGGTAACTTGGCCTCTCAATTCGGATTAACTCTTGAGCAAACGAATGCAGCATTGGGTGTACTTGGTAACGTGGGTTTGAGAGGCTCACTTGCTGGTACGTCATTGAATGCTGTTTTGAGAGATTTGACGAAGCAGACCCCGAGGTTTAAGAGGGGTCTCGCTGAGCTTGGTTTGTCAGCATCGGAAGTATCTCCGTTGTTGAATGACATGAGCACGATTCTTGACCGCTTCAAGGAAAAGGGTCTTGATGCTTCTAAAGCAATGAAGATGTTTGATACTGAAGGTGCAAGAGCAATCTTGTCCCTAATGTCTCAAGCGGATAACATGAAGGAGTTTGAGACTGCTCTAAATAACAGTGCTGGTTCTGCTCAGAAGTTCGGCACTGTGATGAAGGATAACGTAGCAGGATCGGTGAGAGGTCTTCAGGCTGCTTTGGAAGGCTTGAAGATTACTGTCTTTGATCAGTTGAAGACGAAGCTCAAAGAAATCATTGATCGAGTCACTGAGTTTATTCATCAGATCAACCTGTGGGTAAAGGCTCAAGGTGAATTGGTTGCTCAATTGGCTGTAACGATCGGTAGTCTCGGAGCATTCTTAATTGTCTTTGGTTCGATTGCAACCGTACTTGGAACAGTGATTTCAAGCATTGGTACAGTTGTTGGAGCATTATCTTCGTTGATTGGCAGTTTTGGTGCTGCTGGAGCCGCTGGATCAGGTTTGCTTGGAATTATCGGAGCAGTTGCAGCCGCTCTTGAGATTGGCACTGCTGGTGCAGCTACGATTGTCATTGCCGCTATCGCTGCTGTTGTAGCAGTGATTGGTGGCGTTGTCGCTTTGGTGATAAGTCAGTGGGATAAGGTTCAGAATGCGATGTCTGCATTCATGGAGCTTGTCTCTGCTGTCGTAAGTAATATCGTGAAGGGCTTTGGATACGTTTGGAACTTTGTCAAGCCTGTCTTCCAGTGGGTGAGTGCTGCATTTGGGCGACTGATGGATTCGTTTGCGGAGTTATATAAGGCTCTGCAACCGTTTGCACCTGTATTCCAAGTGCTTGGTGTCATCATTGGTGCAATTGTGCTTGGACCGCTCACTGCGTTGGTTGCCATCATTGCTGGATTGATCGAAGGATTGAATCTGGTTACGAAGGCAATAACGTTGGTGATTGACACTGGCCGAGGCATTCTTGAATGGCTTGGTTTGATCGAAAAGACTTCTGATTCGACTAACAAGTTAAAGGCTAGTACGGAGCAGTTGGCTGAGGCTCAGAAGAAGTTGATTGATTCGAGTAATGAGATCGGATCTGAAATTCAGAAGCGAACCAGTCTCAATAAACAGTTGCTTGATCTTGAGACTAAGAAGGGTAATTTGACCCTTCAAGAGATCATGCAGTATCGTAGACTGTTGGAAGAGAAGTCTAAGATGACTTCGACTGACCAGCAGGCTCTCGATACAACAAAGAAGCAGATTGCTGCAATTGAAAAGGAGATTGATCGGCGTAATGCAAATGGTCAGTCTACGCTTGCTCTCCGCACACGATTGCAGGATTTGGAGAAGGCTCAAGATGACTTGGTGAAGTCCATCGACGCGAACAAGAGGGCAGATGAAGGGTTGATCCGTGTTCGTCAAATGAGTGTTGCTCAGGCTAAGGAGCTTGAGGAATCAACTCGTAAGTTGATGTTTGCCGATGAACAGCGGAAAGCTGTCATTGACGACACGAAGGAGTCCGAAAAGGACTTGGCGGAAGTTCGTACAGAACTTTCTCGTCGTCACTTGGCTGAGGTTGATCAAGAGCTTGCCAAGATTGATGATCAGATTGCTAAAGAAAAGGAATTGTTGCAGGCCCGCATGACGCTCTTGAAGGGAGCGATTGATGCTGATGTTGCGGCTGGACGTGAGCCTGATGCGG